TTGAGAAACAATTTTTGTTAAAACTTCACCTGTTCCTGTGCTTAAATCATAAGAAGCCTGAATTTGTGAACTGTAATTTCCATCTACAAAAGCATTAGTAAAGTTTACTGTGTAATTTCCTGTTGAATTTCTAACTACAGAACTTACATTGTAAGAAGTTACACCGCTAATGCTTCCATTTCCATTCCATTTAGCCCAAGCCTTTGCACTACCATAAATGGCATTATCCATTGCTGTGCTATTACCAGCACCATCTTGAATTGTATCTGCGACTATTGTTCCTGCCATGATTTATCCTTTATGAACCTAAAACAGCAACCCAACCTATTAGTGGGTCACCAAGTTGTCCAGCCGAGTTGTTAATATAAGTAAAATAAGCTGTAGTAGTGCTATTTGAACCATAAACTGATGCTAAAGCAGATATTCCATAAAAAACAATATCAGTTTGAGGCGCACCGCTTGGCAATACAACATAATTAGCATTAGGCTGTGCAGTAGTAAATGTAAGATTGTATCTTCCTGTTGAAGAACGAGTTACAGAACTTACATTAAATGAATTGTTGATGGTTACAGTAGAACCTGAAACTCCAAAGTTTACCCATGCTTTAGCAATACCTGTATAAGCATTATTAGTGCTAAATAGACCTGTATCGGTGTTTATGACATTGCAGACAACTGTTCCCGCCATGATATTTTCCTTATTAAACGATTACCCAGCGTGAGCCAGTTGGTACTGTTACTGTAACCCCAGTATTTACGGTTATAGGCCCAGCCGATGAAGCATTTTTACCTGTGGTAATTGTATAGCTAGAAGTGACAGCCTTGTCATTTTCTACGAATACTTGATTACCGCCTGATCCTGTTGCGCCACCACCAATAGATAGCCATAGATTAGCATAATAAGTTCCTACGCTAGTAGCGTTTGTAGCTGGCGTGGAAGCCATTACATAGGTAAAAGTGCTAGAACCCGTTACAGTAATCGAATATGTCCCATTATATTGGCTTGGAGATGCTCCTGCAATAGTTACATAGTCATTAGTAGACAATCCGTGTGGCGAATTAGTCGTTAAAGTCGCTGTTGAGCTTACGAAAGTGATCGATGTAATACCTTGACCTGTAACGATTTTATTGCCTTCGTATTGGTTTGTATCGCTATTAAAGCGAATCATACCGACTGTAGGGCTAGATGGTCTTTGTGCTGTAGAGCCTACAGGAATCTTAATATCATCGGTGCTTAAAAATGTGGCAGTACCATTAAAAACGGATGCGCCACTTACCGTTAAAGTCGCAAATGTAGGATTAATAAACTGACTATAAGTAACGGCATCGGTAGGATTTGTAGCATTAGCCAATCCAGTTACTTTATTGCTTCCCATGACCAAGTTGCCCGACATTGGGGTTTGTCCATCGGCAGCCACAGAACCCGTTAAGGCAGTCGCAATATCGCTAAGGGTTGTATTAGCCCAAGTTGTGCTGATTACCGTTGCTGGTACTACGGGATTACCCGCAGGTAGGGTATAAGTACCCGATCCGTTTCTACTCATTTGATTGCCCTCTAATTGCGTTTACGGCATTTACACCGCCTTGTGTAAACAATAATCTAGCTATGTTCGCTTGCTCAGGTGATATTTTAGCTTCTAATGGCTGTTTTCCAGCTAATTTCATTAATGCTGCTGCTTTTTGTGGATCAAGTAAAGCATCGGCCATTTCTGTGGTTAAGCGTTTATTAGCTCCACCATAAGCAACATCCTTAACCCGTGCTGCAATATTGCCAACAGTTTCAGCCATTCCCCTTCTTCTTAACAAATTAGGAAGATTTACTTCTTGCAACATATTGTTATAGGCAAGGTTTTGCATTGTGTTAGAACCTACACCACGACCAGCATTGTTAGCAAAGTCGGTACGCATCAAATCTTCTTTAAGATTTTCAAGACGCTTTAATTGCTGTGGCGATAACAAACCTTCTTTTTTAACTTTTTCAAGTTCTCGTGAAAAATTGCCTAAATATACAGAATAATCTTTAGGATTCAAAGATTTATCAGCTAAGTTAGCTATTCTTTCTAATTGCTCAACAGGCTTAGAAAGCTTTGCATAAGTGATGCGAGCTTGTTTATATTCAGGGCTGACAGTTTCAATAAATCCTAGCAATCTGTCTTTAGCTGCTTTTAAACCTTCTAATTCTGCGCTTGTAGCACCAGCACCGTCACGCTCAAGTTTGGCTCTAACTGCATTAATTTCTTGATCCAATGCCATTTTAGTTTCATGCAAACCTTGTAGCGATCCATTAGGGTTGCCAATGTCATAGCCTTTATTAAGCGCATTTTCTTGGGCTTGACCCATAGCTCGCTTAATAGCTGGAGTTTTAGATAATGCGATCACATCTTTTTGAAGTTCAGGTGTAAGTTCAGCAAAATCCATAGCAGAATTTAACGATGGGGTATAAAGCTCATCACCCATACGGCTACGCAATTCTTGATATTTAGAAACTCTTGTAGGCGAAGCAATATTACGCAATGCTTCTGTTCTAGCAATATCGTTAGCTTCTTTTCTTGCAGCGAAAGCATTAGTAGTTATAGGGTTGCCACCTACTGCTCTTTGAACGGCTGCCAAGCTAGGAACGCCAGCTACTTCAGCTACGGTTGGTTGAACGCCATTTACAAGCTTTTCAGCACTCCGCATATTAGCAATCGCTTTTTCGGCATCATTACCCGAAAATTGTCGTAAAGCACGCCCGATAATTAGATTTCTGCCTGATTGATTAAAAGGTTCTAAAGCAGCCTTACCAGCACCATATACCGTATTAGCTATTTTTCCTAAAACAGGCGTAGGGGCTGCAATTACCGCTCCTGTGCCGACATTAGCCAACTCACTACGCAAAAGGTCTAAATCTTTTTTGCCAGTTTCTTCAGGGGTTAATAGTCCTTGAGTAGCTCCTACACCCGCAGCTTGAGCATATGGGGAAAGCTTGGCAAAGCTAGGAATTACGCCAATCGCTTTGGTTGTTGCCATCGCAGGGGCTACAGCACCCGCTACTCTACCTGTTCCATACCATACTGGGTTTTCTTGTGAATAAACATCAGCTTGCTCACCAAGTCGTTTAGCCAATTCGCTTGTGCCTAAATGACCTCTTGTAACCAATTGCGCTCCCGCAATAGCAGGGTCAATAAAAGATTTTGTAGCACCAGCCATAGCTGATTCCAATGGGCGTGGCTCAGGCAATACATTTGTTCTATCGATGCCTTGTGGCCGACCAACAGCAGCACCACCGCCAGTTTCGCCAAACTGAGTATTTAATGGCATACCTTCGGGTGAAGTAACTTCAACAGATGCTTGTGGCTGCTTAGATAATTGATAAGCTTGTACTACCGTATCAAATTCAGGTGTGCCTTTTTTGTCCGCATTTTGGACAATCCATGAAGCATACTTTTCTGAAGCGTTCAGTTCACCAGCCATTATTTTCCACCTGAAATAATTGCATCAGCCTGATTAAGAATATTAGATTTAGCCGATGGGATGCTTAATTGCTGTGCAGCGTTTACAGGCTGTTTAGGCAATTTAGGTGGTGTAGTTTGTAGCTCTAAACCAGCATAAGGGTCATAAATAATGTTTTCAGGAGCAATTTTAAGATGTTTAGCCACATCGCTGAAGTATTGTTTTTGACCTTCAAACTGTTCTTTTTGGCTTGAAATAAGATCGCCAGCAGCCTGATTGAATTGTGTTCTTTGTACTGGTGACAATCTTTGACCGCTCATAACCTTGTTATATTGCGCCCGAACAGAATCAGGAACACCACGAGCGTTTTCAGCAGAAGCGTATTCGCCTTCACGAACTGTAGAGCTAGGATCAAGAATTTTCATAAATCCGAAGATTTTAGACATATCGCCAGCAGCCGTATCAGGTGCAGCTACGATTTTTCTGTAAGCAGAAGCAACTTGTACATGGGGCTGGGCTTGACCTAAGAATGTAGTACGCAATTGACTTTCTTGCGGATTATTCTTTTCTTCGCCTGTCATAGGAGCTTGATAAACGACTTTACCGCTTGAAGTTACCAAATTGCCCTTAACAGCGTGTACTTTTTCGCCACCTGAAGCCACTTCTTTATAAGTTCCGTCAGGCAATGTCATGTAACGTTTTGCGCCTTCAGGAAGATCGAATTCTTGTGGCATCATCTTTTTAAGTCCTGCTTCACGCAATTGTGGAACATAAGACTTAGATGCAAATTGATAAGCAGCATTAGGATCAGTTTTTATCAATTCACCAAATTTAGCTATATCTTGTTCTTGTTGGCCACGCAATTTTTGAGCTAAATCTAATTGTGCTTGGTTTGCTGCTTCAGAAGTTTTAAGACCCGCATACTGGTTAGCAGCATTAGCCAAGAATTGCAAAGGGTTAGACTTTACATATTGTCCTGATACTAATTGACCTTGTGGCTGTTGTGCGCCCTGAGCAAATAACATTTCAGCCAACTTTTGTTGGCGAGCTATTGCTGATTGCGCTGCTAATTCTTCGGGATTTGTGTAATCTGCCATATTTTTTCCTTATAAAGCAGCTAAAACTAATGGCGCAGCTTCTTCAATAGCTGTAGATGCGCCCGCTGCTGCTCCACCACTACCAAACAATGAAGCCAAATAATCACCAATATTGCTCAAACCACTATTGCCAGCCAATGAACTTAAATCATTTGCACCCATACCGCTAAGGTTGTAATCACCCAATGCGCTATTATCAATACCGCTTGTGCCATTTAAGTAAGCATCAATACCGCCAGTACCATAACTACCATTGCCAGCATAACCGCTACCCGTTGTAGACCAATCTTGACCTGTGGCTGGGTTGATATTTGAAGGATCAGAAGGAGTTTTATTACCTTGCCTTAATGCTTGGGCTAATCCATTCATATTTTGCTGATTATGCTGAACTTGTGGATTCATTTCCATTGTTTTTAATAACAAAGCTTGATGCAAAGCATCTTGGCTACGGGTATCTTGCATCCCGCCACCAATTCCCGAAAGATCAGTCATGTAAGGATATTGATTCATCAGAATAATCCACTAACAAAGTTACCGATTCCGCTAAAAGTTCCAGCGGGGGACATTAATCCAGCTTGTCCCAAACCAAATAAACCACTATTAAAGTTTTGATTAGCAGCTTGTCTTGCATTGTATTGACCCATATTAGCGTTATAACCACCAATTCCTGCGCTTAAAACATCAGCACCAGCCGTTGTTTGTTGCTGTGCAGGATTAATATAGTTAGGAGTTCCTAAAGCTTTTAATTGGCTACCTACAGTCAAGGGTAATTGATAATTAGCAAGATTTTGATTGTATTGCTGTTGGTTGGCTCGTAATCCAGTATCCATGCCACCAACGATTGCGCTTGTGCGCTGATCGTTTTGACCTTGTTGGAATATTCTTGCAGCATTTTGGTAAGCTTCAGAACCTACGGGAATACCCTGATTAGCCATCTGAGCATCAAATTGCTTTTGCTGCATTTGTTGTTGTGGCTGTAAGCGTTGCATGATCGCATCGCTATAAGTCTGATTAGGGTTGATGCCATAGGAAGGCAAATTGCCCCCATTAAACTGCGTTCCGTATTGATTGGCTATCTGTCCTATATTGGAATTAATTGCGCTTCCTAAAGGCTCTGTAGGCGTTTGAGTAGCGTTATAAATTGGATTGCCTTGCGAATCCGTACCCGCTTCAGAATATTGGAGCGACCCATAGGGTGTAAATTGATTTACACGATTAGCAGCGGCAGCGGTTTGGGCTGCTTTAAGATTATTGGCTGCCGTTTGATTGGCTAAAGCGGTGTAGTCAGGAACGGCTGGCGCACTTGAGCCACCGCCACCACCACCGCCAAATACTGAATCAACTATACCGCCCATTGCCTTCTCCTTGTTGTAACCATTTGCATTGATTACGCTTCATTGTGACAATTATAAGATCACCGTTAGGGTGACCATATGGTATGTCAGCTACCTGCTCAAAGCCAAGTTTTCGGCACAAATTCAAGGACTTAACATTATCCTTGCATATAGGTGCAATTATAACTTTAACTTTAAGTTTGTTAAAGGGGTAATCAAATATAGCAAACAGCAAATCTTTACTTAGCCAATACACATCCGTAGATGCCACATGGATTTGGCAAGAATCAGGTAAAAAGCAGTTATAACCGACTACCGCTATTAATTTACCGTCTTTTTCCTGCCCAATACACATAGTATTTTGCGGATATTCAAACTTTCCTACTTTTGACAGCCAACTTCTTAATTTATTTTGATTTTCTGTAGTTACTTTACGCAATTACAGCACTCCACCTGTTTCAAAGACAATATCGGTAGAAGCCCAATGCAAATCAACACCTTGCGATGCAATAGACATTGAAACCCCACCCGAATAACCGATTCCAGTTACGCCTTGCCATTGTTTTTGGACATTATTGCCACCGCCCCATAGGTTGTAGTCCCAAATTCCAGCATCCCAACGACCTACTGGGACATTGGCAGGGTTAAAACTGGCTGTTCCTGTTGGGGGTACTGGATTAAAGTCGGTGCTAATACCTACCAAGACGGATGGAAGCGAATTATCTGTAATAAAGATAGGGCGAGCCATCGTAAAGCGTTTTAAAGTCGCTCTACTGTCAAAATAACTATAAGCTTGTTGGATTGTGGCGTTGATATTTGATCCTGCATCGCTTGTGCCATCCCAAAAACGGCCTACATACCCATTACCACCAAAGAATATGTCAGCTTTGCCGTGAACTTCCCAGCAATTAGCGTTGATATTGGTGAAATTAGCCCAAGATTTAGTAATTGTGTGCATTACATACTGCTGAGTTCCTTCTGTTACAGGAACATTCAAAATCAGCATATTTAAACTGGCGTAATAATTGACTTGCCAGCCAAAATTATTGTAATAGCTAGATGCAGCTTGGCTTACCGCTTGATAAATCTTGTCCGTAATATTGACACGGGGATCAAGACGAGAAGATTGCAAGGCAGAAGCTAAGGGAACTAAACCATCTTGGGTTAAAAGCAATAGATCGCCAGCATATTTAAAAAAACAGCGTCTATTAAAGGTTTGACCTAATTGCCATACGCCTTTTAATGCCCAAGTCGTTGCTGAAGTAGGATC